AGCGGATCGGTTGAAGGCTTGATTCTGGCTTAACTCAACGCGGCCCCTTCGGGGGCTGCTTCCTTTGGAGAGAAAATAATGCTTGCAAAGCACGTCACCATTCTTGTTCGGCGCGACATGGCGGAAACGATCCCGCATACCGTCTATGAGCACGAAGTCGAAATCTTCAACGACATTCACGGTGAGAGCAACATCGAGCACGTCCCCAGCGATTGGCCGGCCGTCGAGATTGACACCGCCGAAGAATTTGACCGCATCAAGGGAGCGTATGGCGTCAATGAATCCGGCGAACTGTACGCAGAGCGCGTCTTTGGCCGCTCGCACAAAGGGCTTGAAGCCTACGCACACAAGCCGGCCAAGAAGGGAAAGGCCGTCGTCGAGGCTGAATAATGATTTACAAGACCCTAGGCGAATTGCGCAGCACACTGGCTCGCCGTCTTGGGTTTGGGGCGACGGGCAGCGCGGGCATTAACGCCGGCCTGCTAGATTCGTTCCTTCAGAATGCACAGGATCAGCTTGTCGTCCAGTTCGACTGGCGCGGGCTGATCAAGCACGACGAGAAGACGACCGGCGCCGGCCAAACGCTCTACAGCTACGCCGACGACTGCGACCCGACGCGGATCTCGGAAGTCGCCATCTGGGATGGTCGGTGGGTTCTGATGAAAGAGGGGATTTCGTTCTCTCAACGCTCAACGGCGACGAGTCGAACCATTCCAGTCCGCTACGAGCGATTCGCTGATTTCGAAGTATGGCCGGAGCCGGACGGGGTTTATACCATCCGGCGCTACTACATCGCGGCACCGGCCAGATTCACGCAGGACAACGACCGGGCGTCTATCGATGATGGCCTGATCCTTCTGCACGCCATCGCCAACGCCAAGGCGCATTACAAGCAAGCAGATGCGGCCAGCTACGGCACGCAGCTTCAAGCCATGATGCGCCAGATCAAGGCCAAGAATCGCGGCCAGTCCGTACATTCACGCAGCGAGCCGGACGACGTTTACCTGGCTCGGCCAAGGGATGTGTAATGCCTAATTTAAAGATTGATGCGCCCATTCCTTTTGACCCTGCTATAGAGGGTGGATTTCTTCACGCCGAGAATTTTCCCCCATTCTTCGAACGTGTGCTCCTCTCCATTCTCGACGTATTTTGCGGCGTCTTTATGGCTTGTTCCTCGCCAGTTGCAAGACTTTTCGGGCTGAGTAGAAAGAGCATCGCAAACACTCCATTTAAGGTTTTTTATGCGTTGAGATATGGTTGCATGGCTAATCCCGGTTTCAATAGCCCAATCCATAACGCATTGTGTTTTTCCGTTATGGGTAAGCATAACGGTTCGCTCTTGATTTACCTTTTGCGTTCTCTGCGTGACCCATCGGCAATTTTCAGGACTATATCCAAGATTGTTGTCAATCCTGTCAAGAGAATGCGATTTGGTTGGCCTTGGCCCCATGTCGGAATAGAAGTTCTCGAACGCAGCCCATCGTTCACAAATAGAAATACCCCTTCCTCCGTAGCGGTGAAAGAATTTGTGAGACGGGTTCTTGCATCGAACGTTCATGGAATTCCACGCAATAAACTCAGGGGTGTTTGTCATTCCATGATGGGTTGCGGCGCACCTCTGGCACGCCTGCTTAAATCCTTTCTTCTCAGCCCATCGGAGCTGACCTCCTTTGCGGACTTGCTCAGTTCCGCAGTCGCATCGACAAAGCCAAAACTTCTGACGCTCGTATCCAATTGGGGATTGAGCTTTAGACACTACAAACCATTTTCCGAAACGCTGTCCCGTCAAGTCTATCGGGTTGCCCATGAGGTGGCTCCTGATCGTTATAACAACCTCCAGTATATAGGAGGTGAAAGATAATGTCAGTCATTACTTTCGACAACTTTCAGCGCCGGTCTTGACCTCCGCAAAGGCGCGTCTGTATCTGACGCTAACCGGCTCCGCGTCCTCGACAACTGCTATGTGACCACTGGCAAGACAATCCGCAAGCGGCCGGGCCTTGTGCTTGAGACTGTTCTGGAAGTCGGCACCAAGGGGCTGCGGGCGGCGGGCGGCAAGCTAAATACCTTTTACGCCTCCGGGACTGTCACGCACGGCGACACGCGCTTTCTGGCGAACAAAATCGCGCATCCGACACTGCCAACAATGGAAGTGCAGAAGATCCACTATGCCGACAGTTTCAACGGCTATCTGTACGTTTCCGCGCAATACAACAATGGCGACATTCGGCACCACTACTGCGACGGCACGACACCGACGCACATCGCTGATGTGAATTGCCCGAATACAGCCTCAGTGGTGAAGAAGGCAAGCAAACTATTTTCCACCAAGGATGACGTAGTTCGCTTCTGCAAGACGAATGCGCCGAGAGACTGGACGACGGCCAGTAATGCCGGATTCCTCGGTGTGGGAGTTCAGCAGTCAGGCGCCATCAATCCGACAGCGCTCGGTGAGTACGCCGGCAATCTTGTGGTGTTCTTCTCGGACTCGTCTCAGGTGTGGTCCGTCGATCCTGACCCGGCCTTGATGAAGTTCATCCAAGGCGTAGATGTGGGATGTCCATACCCGTATGGCGCCGCGAATATGGCCGGCGATGTGTTCTTTGCCAGCTATGACGGCGTGCGCTCGATCACGACGCAATCGACGACAGGCAGCTTGATTGACGTCGACGTGGGTTCGCCTATCGACTCCGTGCTGAAGCCCGTTCTGACGGCCTCGGCGTCGGTCAGATCGTTCTATTTTCGAGGCGGCGGTCAGTTCTGGACGATGGTTGGATCGAATGCCTACGTCTATTCGTTCTCGCGCACCTCGAAGATTTCGGCATGGAGCCGCTACACGTTCCCGTTTGATATTACGGACGTGACGGAGATGAATGGCGATCTCTACTTCCGAGCAGGGAATACGGTTTATCGCTTCGATGAAGCCGCAAACAATGATGCGGGCGTGGTGTTCGATGTGGCTATCGAATTCCCCTTCCTCGACTTTCAAGCGCCTGGCGTGCTGAAGATGATCACCGGGATGGATTCGGTCATGGTCGGCGAGGCCGAAGTCTCGCACCGATTCGACGCACGGACGCCGGGGCTAATCACGCCGGGGGCGATTCTGTCGGGCGACACGCGGCCGGGGGAAATTACGCCGGTTGAAGTCTGCACGGTCGGCCTGGCGCCGGTTATTACCTGCCGCAACAGTCTGCCGTTTGAGCTTCATGCGCTCACTTATACGTTCGAGCCGCTCGGGAGCATGAGTTGATCACCCAAGCCACATGGCCCGACGTTCTCCACGTTGCCACACACATGCGCAGCGACGACCTGGCGGAAGTTATGGCAACCCGGTGGAGCGACGACCCGCACGACTTCGCAGCGGATTGCATGCGACTACCGGGAGTGCGCCTTGTGGCTCGGACAGACGACGGCGAGCCGGTTGCGGTCGGTGGCGTAGCGAACTGGATACCGGGCGTCGGCCAAGCATGGCTTGTTGGAACTGAACACGTAGGGCTGGCCGGTGTGGAAATCGCTCAAGCCTGTCGGAAGTCAATCGAAACGCTGTTCGAAACCGGAACGATTCACCGGATTCAAGCCTTTTCATCAGCGACACATAAGCGGGCGCATCGGTGGCTACGGTCCATTGGTCTGCGCGAAGAATCCCGACTTCCGATGTACGGGAAGAACGGCGAAGAATTCATCATTTTTGCAGTAACGAAAGGGGCTTGATATGTGCGATGGCGGAGGCGGCGGAAGCGACGGCGGGGCAGCAGATCGGGAGGCCGAGCGACAGGCGCGGATCGCGTCCGGGACTGAGGCAGTAAATGCGCTGTTCGGCGTCGGAAATCAATCGCAAATGGTCCCGACTGGCGAAAAATCGATTGGCAGCTATCAGCGGACGAACGTAACGACGGGCAGCGACGGAACGCTGCAAAACACTGTCGAGACTATTTCGCCAGAAGAATACGCCGCCATCTCCAAAAAAAGCAGCGGCGGGATTTTGGACCGGCTGAAAGCCCTTTCTTCCTCGGGGAATGAATACAAGCCAGTTTATAACCTGCTGACCGAAAGCAAGCCATCGACAATTGCTGAAGCAAAAGCGGCGCGGGACAAGCTCTATACAACGGTAGGCGACGACACGCGGAAGTATTACTCATCGCAACTCGCAGAGGATAGCGAATCCGCACAGCGCCAGCTTGAATTCCAGAAAGCCCGAAATGGCACTTATGGAAGCTCGCAAGGGATCGACCTAAACACCGAATACCAAAAGCGCTATGACCGGGGATTGCTGGACGTGGCGAACCGGGCCGACACCGCGTCTTCATCGATGCGAACCAACGATGAACAAGCGCGCTTGGGGCTGATTTCGAAGGTGGCCGCAGGAATTGATCAAGGATCGGCGGTTTCGTCGGCCATGTCGCAACTGCAAAGCAACCTGGACAACTCGCGCAACGAGGCGATGACTGGCCGGATGGGCAATGTGTTCTCTGATTTGATCGGCGGATACACGGCAGGGCAGACGGCGGCGGGGATTCAACAGGCCAAGGCGCAGTACGGTAGCGCGCTCGGGAACTTCTACGACAACTCAAGCGGAACAACTAACGGGAAAGTGAGCTAGCCATGTGCGATCCAGCAACAGCCCTGGCAGCAGCGGCATCGCTCGGCGGCACGCTACTGACCACGAATGCCCAAAGTGAAGCCGCTGACCGGCAACAGGCCGCGATCAACGCTTCGCTTGAGCAGAGCGATAATTATTCCAGGCAGGCCGAAGGCAAGGCGCTTGAGAATGCAGCGCAGTACGACGCCACTGATCGGCTAAAGAAGTTCGAGGAAACCAAGGCGGCGGCGGGCGACTCGCTGGCGCAGCAGCTCACGAAATCACGCGAATCGGCGCCGCAAGCAGCGCAGGCGTCTGGCCGGATGAGCCAAGCCTTCTTGACGGGCGATGCGACGGCCAAGGCAGACCAGCTTGAGCAGTCGATTGCCAACGCAAAGCTGATGGGAAACATGCGCGGCGGCAGCGACATGCTGACGAACGAGGGTTATCAGAACGCGGATTACGCCTCGCAGCTTGGCTTGATCGGGCGGAATGCTCAAGGATCGGCCAACGCCTCCCAGGCCGGGATTAACGCGGCCGGGCAAGTGGATAGCGGCCAGTCGATGATCGGCGGGCTGGCATCTAGTCTCGGGACTTCGTATCTCGGCAGCAAGCTAGGAAAGAGCATGTTCAACACATCGACCGGCCTGAAGCCTGGGCAAAATCTAGTGATGGGCGTAGGAGACTGACATGCCAAGACAAGCAATGGATTTCGCCTCGACGGGGTCGAGCATCGGCAAGCAGATCATGGACGCCGGGAACGCGCAGGAATCGGCCAAGACGAACATGGGCCTATTGCTGGCAAAGCAGTTTCAGGCGCAGTCGGCGGCGGACAAGAACAACGCGCAGGCGGATTACTTCAAGACCAAGGGCGATTTGGACCGGCAGCGGGCGCAGTACCAGACACCGGAATTTGCCTCGACCGTTGGCGCGGAAACGGCAGGAATCAGCAGCAGCCTTGCCAAAGAGTTTGACGCCTTCAAGGAAAAAGGAAATTGGGGTATGGGCAATGCGATGCCGAACGAGGCGTTGCAGATGACTATGGCGCCACAGCCGAAGACGGCACCGCAAGGCTATTCGCCCGAAGTTCTCAACCGATATAACGCAGGACGGGCGGCGCACGTTCTCGGGCTTGGATCAACGGGCGACTCGAACGTCGACCAGACGACCAAGGCAATCACCGCACTACTTGAGCGCGGCGACTACGACGCATCAAAGGCATCGCCCGAATCCCTGCTGAAGTACGGCCAAGCCCAATACGCACAAAAGGGCGGCGCGCCGTTCAGCCAAGACGGGACCGGGGTATTGAACGTGCTGTCTGGAAGTTCCGTCGCAAAGCCGGAATGGCAGGCGGTGCAGAAGTCAATCGCAGCAGAGAACGCGGCGCAGGCTGGAAACGCATCTGCAAGCGCGGCGCTGCATCGCGCGCAAATCCCCGAGGTTCAATCGCGGATCAAGTTGAACGAGTCGAAGATTGGCGCTGATTCGGTTGTGATCAATCCTGACGGAACGCAGACGATTATCAAAGGAAGCGGAAAACCAGGGAAGGCTCCAACAGAGTTTCAAGGGAAGGCCGCTTTGTATGGCGCAAGAGCCAAAGAGGCGCACGACCTTATGGACAACCTCGATGGGATGAAAGGCGTTGACGCTTACAGCCGGCTGGCCGTCACATCGCTCGGCGGAAATGGCGTTTTAAACACCCTCGCAAACCCTGCAATGTCGAAATCGACGCAAAAAGTAATCCAGGCTCAGCGCGACTTTCTTAATGCGGTACTCAGGCAAGAGTCTGGCGCAGTTATTGGCCCTACTGAGTTTGAGAACGGTAAAAAGCAGTACTTCCCGCAACTTGGAGACACCGATGACGTAATAAAGCAGAAGCGCAGAAATCGGGAAACGGCAATCATGGGGTTCGACAATATAGCCGGAAGCGCGGCATATGAAGCGCCTCCTATTGATGACGGCGGAGGCAATCCGCCAGCCGCGCAGCCCACTGCGGCCGCGATAGCGCATCTGGTAAAAAACCCGAATCTAGCGCCAGCCTTCGCGGCGAAGTACGGCAAAGACGCGACGGATAGGGCGCTTGGAAAGGTGCGCTAATGGCTAATCCATTCGACCAGTTCGACGAGCCAGCGCCGAAGCCGGGGGCGAATCCGTTTGATCAGTTCGACCAAGCTCCACAGCAGCGCAATCAAGTTGCCGCGCCGCAGGAAATGAGCATTGGAGAAAAGATCGTTTCCGCTTTGCCGAAGATGGCGCAAGAGTGGTTATCGAATCCGTCTGTCGCTGGCGTCGGGCTCGGCAAAGGGTCGGCAGTAAATGGCGCAATGATGGGCGCGTCTGATCCTGTTATAGGGGCGCTGCAACTGGCGACAGGGGGGCAGTCTTCGACCATAAATAAGGCCATTGACGCCAAGAACGCAGACTACGAACAGGCGCGAGAAGGCCAAGGCCGAGACGGATTCGACGCAGCAAGAACCGTCGGTAACATCGCGTCGCCCGCAAATCTCGCCGTTTCCGCTGCCGCTCCGGTCAATGCCGTGTCGACACTCGGCAAAGTTCTTCAAGGCGCGCGCGCTGGATTGGTTGGGGGTGTAACCGCTCCAGTCGAGAACGCAGACGAAAGTTTCATCCCTGAAAAACTGCTCCAGGCCGGAACCGGCGCAGTGATGGGCGGAACGCTCACGCCGGTTATGTCGAAGGCCGGCGATAAGGTTATGCGAAGCGTCGTGGGACTAAATCCGGCGCAGGTTTCACAGCAAGCTGATCAGATCATGATCGAGGGCGTCAATCGTCTTCAGCGCGACGGAATCAAGCTTACTGTCGGAGATACGAAGCAGCTACGCCAGCAGGTATTGCAAGCGCTTGAACAGGGCCAAAAACTTGACCCGGCCGCAATATTCAGGAAGGCCGATTTCGAGGCGCTTGGGATGCAGCCAACGCTCGGGCAGATTACCCGCGACGGCGCTCAATTCTCGCGCGAAAAGAATCTGCGAGGCGTTGCCGGCGTAGGCGATCCATTACTTTCGAGAATGGATGAGCAGTCGCGGCGGCTTCAAGAATTGATCGCCGGAAAATCAACAGGGGCGGCGGACGAATTCACGGCAGGCCAGAGCATGATGCAGTCGCTCAAGGGCGTTGATGACGGGATGAATGCAAAAGTCGGCGCAGCTTATGACGTAGTAAAGGACCACCTTGGCCGCGCGGCTCCGATGGATTCAAAAGCCTTCAGCGAACAGGCGAATCTAGCGATTGATGAAAACCTGCTTAATGACGCGCTACCGACTCAGGCGCGCAACATCCTGAACAAGATCACGACCGGGGAAATCCCGTTCAACGTCAACACCTCGATGATGATCGACAAGCGCTTCAGCGGATTGCAGCGCGACCTAACGGCAGCAGGGAACAAGGAGGGGGCGCTGGCCGTTGGGAAGCTCCGCACGGCGCTCAACGATGCTCCGATAGCCGACAACATAGGCGAGGACGCAAAGGCGCTGTATGACGTGGCGCGCGGCGCGGCAAAGAACAGATTCAAGCTGCATGATGCGATTCCAGCACTCAAAGCATCGGCAGATGGCGACATTTCAGCACAGGACTTTACGCGGCGGTTTTTGATCAACGGGAAGGCCGAAGAAGTGGCCGGCCTTGCCAAGATCATGCCGCAAGAGGCGAAACAGGAGGCGCGCAAGCAGTTCGGCGCAGCGCTTGAGCGCGCGGCATTTGGTCAGAACGTAGCCGGAGACAAGGCAATCTCTCAAGAGTCGCTTGCCAAGTTCCTGAACCAATCCGGGATGAAACAAAAAATGTCCGCATTCTTCAGCCCTGCGGAAATGAAGCAATTCGACCAGATTAGCCGGGTGGCCGCTTATACGGGAAGTTTCCCGGCGAACAACACAGTGAACACGTCGAACACGGCCAGCGCAGCATTCAACCTGTTGAGCAAGGTTCCTGGCGTGCCAAGCAGTATTGGCCTGCTGAACAGCGCGAAGAATGCCGCAGGAAGCTTTAACGCCGTGAATTCAGCGCTTAAAGCAAACCCGGCGCAGAAAGTGGCCGACATTGCGCCAGAACAGCAAAAACTCCTCTCGCGGATTTTGGGGGGCGGAATGGCTGGGGTCGCCGGGGCGGCTGGATCGGGTGTAGGGAACTGATGCCGCTATCCATGCCCACAACGCAACGCCAACGCCAATTGCAGCGGCTCGAATCAGTTCATCCATAAGGACTCCATAAATGACACAGCCCACCAACTATACGCCGACTACAGACTTTAGCCAGCAAGAAGCCATCAATGCGTCAGGCCGGTCGACGGTCAATACAGCGGCGCTCGATGCGGAGTTTGCGAACATCGAAACGACGCTCGATCAGGCCGTCTCGAATCTCTCGCTGATCCAGCGCGACGACGGACGCTTGAAGGATGTAAGTGTCGAGATTCACACGATCAGCCCTGAAGTGCTCAACCTGATCGGCGGCGGGTATGCGCTGCGCGGATTGTGGGCAGAGGCGACGGTCTATGCGCTGAATGATATTTGCTCGAATGGCGCTTATACCTACGTTTGCAGGACGGCACACACAGCGAGCGGATTGTTCGACGGGAAATACTGGACTCAGTTCGGCTTCACGTCGGGCGCAGACGCGGCCCAGGCGGCGGCAGCGGCGCAAGGCAGCGCGACGAGCGCGGCAGGTAGTGCGACGGCAGCGGGCAATAGCGCGATAGCGGCATCAGGAAGCGCGACATCGGCTTCAAGTAGCGCAACGGCTGCGAATGGTTCGGCGATAACGGCGGTGACTAAAGCGGCAGAATCAAGTGCTTCAGCAACGCAGGCGGCGGCTAGCGCGGCTCAATCGGCGGCGGCTGCGATTCCGTCTCAGGCAGGGCGCTCAGGCCCGATGGTCACGAATGGTGCGGTGGCTTCTTGGCTTGATTCCGCAATGGGGGTTAGAAGCAAGCTGCTTAATGGTGGCTTCAACATCAATCAGCGAGCGTATGTTTCTGGCACTGCGGTCGGGTCGGGATTGTACGGCCACGACCGCTGGAAAATGGCCGCGCTGGGCGATACCTACGCATTCAGCACAACGGAGAATGTAACAACGGTGACGATACCAGCCGGAAAGGTGCTGCGACAAGTGATCGAGGGCGTAAATCTACAAAGCGGAACGTATGTGCTTAGTTGGTCTGGAACAGCTCAAGGAAAGATTGGAGCAGGAAACCTAAGCGCGTCTGGCGTTACCGGATCGGCGGTGGGGGGGGCTGATTTGACTATCGAGTTCGGGCCGGGAACGGTTAGCAAGATACAACTCGAAGAAGGCTCAGTGGCAACCCCATTCGTGAATCGTCCTTATGGCTTAGAACTTGCGCAGTGCCAGAGATACTTTGAAGTATGCCATACAGACTACGCACTATTGTTATCCCCTAGGGCGGGGACTGCATTCTCTACATCATCTCAAGGTGAGTACGCGTTCAAAGTCACTAAGCGGGTAGTTCCTACAATCTCTGGTGCCGTATTCAGTAATGCATCCAGCACGACAACCGAATCAACGCTAGATTTTGTTCGATTTATTGGCACCGCCACAGGATCATCCCCTAGCGTCTTGGTAGGTTGGACAGCAAACTCGGAGTTATAAATGTACAAACTTACAAACACAACCTCAATCCTTCGTCTTTCTGACACCGCCTATATCCCACAAGATGAAGGCAACTCAGATTACCGTGAATACCTCACTTGGCTTGCTGAAGGCAATGCGCCGGAGCCTGCTGATCAAGTTGTAACCTCCGTTCCTGCTGTCGTCTCCTTCTTCCAGGGATGTGCGGCTCTCCAGACTGGCGGCTATCTCGATCCTGTCGAGGCGTACATGGCCGGCCCCGCCACGGCAGTCGAAAAGCTCGCATGGCGCACGATCACCGAGATTCGCCGGAATAGTCCGCTGACCTCGAAACTCGCGGCAATGCTCGGCCTGACTGAGGCGCAAGTCGACGACCTGTTCGTCCTGGCCGTGACGATCGAGGCATGAAACAAGTTCTCATTGCCATCGATCAGTTAGCCAACGCGCTATTCGGCGGATTCGCTGACGAGTCCATTTCCGCGCGCGCCTACCGATCCGGGTGGAAAGTTCGCGAGCGGCTGATTAATGCGCTGTTCTTCGATCAAAACCATTGTGCGAATAGCTACCTTTCAGAAGTCAAACGATCCCAACTGCCGCCGGAGTATAGACAATGAGCGAGCCGCAATACCTCGGCATTATCGGATCGTTTTGGATGATCCTGACCGGCATTCTCGGATGGACCGGGATTCGGATATTCAACAAGCTCGACAGCCTGTCGACGCAGATGACCGACATCAATACCGGGCTGCAACGGCAATTGACGGATGGCGACAACATCCTGCACGGACGCATCAACGAGATTGACCGGCGTGTCACTCGGGTGGAAACGCGGTGCAGCATGGAACATGAGGGCGGAAAATGAGAGATGTTAAATTCACCCTGATGCGCGATGTAATGGCGCGTGACTTCACCCTTGGCCGGCTGATTGTCGATGGGAAGCTCTACGGCTACACCTGCGAGGATGTTGATAGAAAGCTTGAAGAAGGCGGGCAGAAGATCAAGGGGCAAACGGCGATCCCTCGCGGCCTATATCCCCTGGCGGCAACTATGAGCAATCGTTTCAAGCGAATGATGCCGCTGATTAAAGGCGTGCGCGACTTCGAAGGCGTGCGAATACATGGCGGCAACACGGCGTCAGACACGGAGGGTTGCCCATTGCTCGGAATGGTCCGCACAGCAAACGGCGTCAAGAATTGCGCGGCGGTGAATGAATCGCTGCTGGCGCTGATCGTTGCAGCAGAAGCAAAAGGGGATGTGTGTTGGATCGAGATTCGCTAGACCGCCGCAAGCGCGATCAGGAAAACGTGGTCGTGTGCGCTGGCGGATTTGTTCTGCGCAAAAGGGAGTGGGCAGAGCGAGGCGACGAATGCCTGGGCGAAGATTGCCCGCATCCTTTGACCTGCACGACTCGACACAGAGACTTACTTGGAAAGGAATAATATGGACCCCATCACCCTGGGCAGCATCTTCGCAATCGGCGGCAAGATCATCGACAAGCTCTTTCCAGATCCCGAGCAGAAGGCAAAGGCGCAATTGGAGCTTCTCGCGCTTCAGCAGTCGGGCGAACTTGAGAATGTGAAAATCCAACTCTCCGCGATCATCGCAGAGGCGCAAAGCTCGGACCCTTGGACGAGCCGGGCGCGGCCATCATTTCTGTACGTGGTCTATGTCCTGTTGCTCTGGTCGATCCCGATGGGCGTGCTGACCATCTTCAAGCCGGATGCGGCGGCGTCGTTTACGTCAGGATTCGGGCTATGGATGAACGCTATTCCCGAGCCGATTCTGACGCTGTTCGGCGTGGTGATGACTGGATACGTAGCGGGCAGATCGTGGGAAAAGGTCAAGGGCGCGGCGAAGTAGAAATTGGCCGCAAACGCCCCAAATATGCCCCAAAAAATTGTAGAATAGCCGCATCGCTTGCAAATGCTATTGCGTAGGGTGGGTTCGAATCCCACCCTCTCCGCCAGCAAGCCACCACACAACCCCACGCAAAACCGCTTAAAGCCTAGATTCTAGGCTTTTTTCTTTTCTGCCTCCGATTCGCTTAAAGTGGATTTATCCTGCCCCAAATGCCCCAAATCTGCCCCAAATTTTGAGTAATCCCCACGCAGGACGATTCCGCCCGTCTGCTTGATGTATCGGCCATAGCAGCGGCGCACCATTTCTACAGTGCCATGACCTAATAGCGAGGCGACAAGCTGTTCCTGTTCCCCGGCCATAAGCAACCGTGACGCAAAGGTATGCCGCGTCTGGTACGGGTAGCGGTAGCGCACGCCAGCGCGTAGCAGAGTTGGTATCCAAGACCCCTTGCGCATCTGCTGGTCGTCCATCCAGCGGCGGCGCGTTACCGGGTGAATGAAAATGTATTCGCCCTCGATCCTCGATATGGGGCGCATTGCATCAAGCGCTTCTTTCGCAGCAGGAAGAATTGGTACATCGCGCTCATTCCCGGTTTTGGTATCCTTCTCGACAGTCCCTTTGTCCGCGCTGACGACATTATCCTTGACCCGGATGACGCCCCAAATCGCGTCAATGTTGCCCCATTTCAGCGCGATCAATTCTCCGGTGCGCAATCCTGACGCAAAAGCGAATTGCCAAAGCGCCCGTTCTTCGACTGTTCGGCAGGCTTTCAGGATGGCCGCTATCTCGTCGTCGTTGAACGGATCAACATCATCGCCTTCCGCCTTCTTCTGTTTCGGCAGTACGGATTTCAACTTGATCGGCGCAAGTGGGTTGGAGGATATGGCGGAATCAGCGGCGGCACGGTTCAGGACGGCAGAAAGAAAGCCAACGCAGTTGCGGACGCTCTTTACGTCCATTTCGCCAACGAGGTCGGCGATCCATGATCGAAGCTCGGTCGTTTGTATCTCGTCCGCGAACCGCTCGCCCCATTGGTTGTGAATGCGCGACTTGTTCCATCGCTCATAACTGGCCAGCGTTGACGGGGAGAGCGTGTTTGATCGCCTGGCGGTGCCGATGTAAGAATCGACCAGGGCGTCGACGGTGCAACGCTCTTTCTCGCCTCTGGCAATCTTCTTGGCCTGGGCCGACTCTGGAAAGAACGCAGCATAGTCGAATGTTTGCCGCTCGATAGCGTTCTGAATGCTGGCCCGAAGCGTTACGGCGTATTTGATGTTTGCTGCGGTGACGGGAATGTTCAAAGTCTCCCGTCTCCGCTGGCCCTGCCAAGTAAAAGCTATGCGCAGGCGTTCGCCTGATTTTCCCTTGCGCGCCTCAATCCCGGTGGGCAAGTTGCTTCGACGTGGGGCTGCTGGTCTATCCATTGCTCGACGGCCTGCCTGTTGATCCATAGAACGCGCTGACTTGTGCGCTTGAAGTGCTTCCCTGCCGCCCACTCGCCGGAGCGAATGCGGCCCATTACTGAGTCTAGCGGGTCGCCGGACTCTTCGCTGTATTTTTCAGCGCGGACCCAAGACAATACGATGATATTCATCTACTCACCCCCCAAGGCGCGGATAGCTGCTGCGGTATCGAATCCTGAGTACAAAATCATATCTTCGCAGACCCTCGCGCACCGCTCCCGCTCCACTTCCGCCGATTTTGCTTCAACCAGTTCGGCGAACTTCTCAAACCAGACAAGAACAGATTTTCCATATTCTTTCCGAGCCTCTGTCGCCATTTGGATTACATCCTCGCGATTCATTTCATTACCACATGCGCAATTGATAGGACGACAATAGCGGCGATCGTCACAACGGGGCGCTCGATAATCGACACGCCGCACGCTCCGAGAGTTACGCCACAAACAAGGCCAAATAACGCGCTCATTCCTCCCCTCCCGCAGAAATCAGCACAGACGGAGTAGCCATATGCCGCGCCACAAACTCGGCGGCGGTTTCTGTTGGCTTTTCGATGATGCGCCAGTATGGGTAATTGCACGGTCCATGTCTCGGCGCAGGCAGCGTCGACGCCCGTTTCGGCTTTGCCTGGGCGAGCTCCGCACGCAAGGCATCACGCTGTTCCGTCATCCGGTCCATGTCCTTGCACAGCCGGTCGAATCTGGCTTCGCTGAGTAGGTCGGCTTGGTGAGTGGCGGCTCCCAGGTCTTGGTATTGCTGGAAGTTGAAGGCGGCTTCGGTTTTCAGTCCGGCGATAATTCGGAGCAATTCGGCTTCGCGTTCGCTGCTCATGATTTCTCCAGTTCTTCGGCCATTTTCAAGAGGTCGTTTGCGGCGTCGAGGTTATGGCTACATCCGATGCCATGACGTGAGTGCCAATTTTTTACAAAGTCAGCCGCTCCACGAATTACCGCCGCATCGTGGCGCTTGACCACATCGGCGAACAGGACAGGGATTGCTAGCGCGTCGGCTGCAACCTTTCGGAACGCGCTTCCGCCGTGCGCGTAGTGGTCAAGCGCATTTCTCAACTTATCGACGTACATCGCCAGCGCGTCACGCTCAGATTCCATTTCACAAAGTTGCTTGCATCGCTCATCGCTACGTGCCGCATTGATCTGATACTTCGTCCGGTATTCGTCACGCTCGGCTTTAAGTTGTTGAGTCAATTCGTGATAATTATTAACCTCTTTGTCCGACTCTTTCCGTGCCTCGCGTTCTTCGTCACGCTCGGCCTCAAGCTCTTTGATACGTTCATCCAATTGCCATTCTGCGGCTAGAGAATCCATTGCAGCTTTACGAGCGTCGGCCTCAAGCTCGGCGCATCGTTTGCAGGGCTGCGGGGCGGCGAACAACTCAGCGCCGTTCAGTAGCGTAAACGCGCTGTTCCACTCAATATCACCATCGCATCGCGGATTTACCCACGCCACCGGCTCCTGCGGCTTCGTAACTCTCATCTGCTTCATCTGCTCAAGCGCCACGCCAAGACGTGCTTTGTCCTCGTCGGTCCATTCGGGGATCGCGCCGCCGCTGGTTATTTGATGCGAGATAGGCTTCGTCGCTTCGGCTTCGGCGATCAGCTTTTCAACGAAGTCGACAAGATGCCGCGCCGAGAAACTGTATTGAATGCTCGAACTATCCGGCACGTGCAAATACTTGGTGCATGTTCGGTGCGCCACTTCCAGCGCAATCTCTTTCAGTTCCATGTCAATCCTTTGGTGAATTAGTAGTTACAGCGCAGCCTTGAACTTCCCCAACTCATCGCACGCAGCCTCATACAGCGCGACGGGTTGCCTGAGCCAGAAATCGGCGTAGAAATCCACAAATACGCGCATCAGCTTCAACTCTTCGCCCGTCACGCCCATGCGGCTAGTCTTGTCGTGCCGCTGCCTGATGTTCCAAAGCGGTATGCGCATTGCTTCGCAAATCGCCGCCAGGCTGCTGTCTTTGGTTTCTTTGTACGATCCCGCCAGCGAGAGAACGTTGAGCATGTCGACTAGGCCGTCGAAGTGCTCCTTGGTCGCCCATCCACCAGCGAACGCCTCGACAAGCATTTCCTCGACCATTGAAAGCTCGTCGTTGTGGATTCCGCGATTTACCAGCATCGGCGCGGAGCAGGGCCGGACGACGCGGCGGGACCGTTTGCGGCTCATTTCAGCTTCCAAACAATGCGGGAATCCTGAACCTTCGCCTTTGTAATGGTTACCATGTAGTCGCGCTTCATCGTCTTGTGAACCGACGACCAGTGAATATCGAGAATCAATGCGATCTCAACCGCAGACTTCCACTTCGTCTTGCTCAAACATGCGACGTAGCGATCACGCACGGCGTTCTGATTCGTCGCCTTGGTCAATTTCTCGGTATCCGGCGTGACGTACTTCGGATAATCCATCGGCAATTTGTGTTTGCGGAGCCAGGGACCGTCTTTAGGTGGCTCGATGACGTAGGACATGCGCCCAAAAATGGTTGAGCCTACGGGAAGCGGCAGATAGCCGGGATCGAATGCAATAACCGGCGCCCTTCGTGGGGCGCGGTCACCGTTGTTGTTTGCGTAAGAGATCATTGCGTTGTCTTCTGTTGGCGGGTTGAGTGGGGCGGCGATGCTATGCCTGGTGGTGAAACATGAGTGGGGCGCGCATTTTCCCGATGCAGATCCTTTCTTGGAAGAAGGAATCGAAGCGCCCCGTTGATTGGTTAAGCCGCTTCCTTCATCGCCGAAACTGCTTCGATGTGCCTGATGATCGCCTCGCAGATGGCCGGGAATTGCGATACCTTGTAGAGCTTCGCGGCCTTGTCGATTGCTGCCGGCTTGAAGCCAAGCGACTCCAGAAACTCGGCCTTGACGATGAAGCCCAGGCGGTCGCACAGTTCGCCGGTCTTCATCATCGGGCCTGGGTCGGCAATCGGATGGACTTCAGCGATGCAAGCGGCCGACAGCGGCAGGCGGGCCATGACTTCGGCGTGGCGCTGGGTTGCGGCGTCTGCGATTGCCTTTTCAGAAGATGCTTGCTCGGCAACGATGCGGTCGGCCTCGCGCTTCTCGGCGGCGGCTTTCTCAGCGGCCAGAAGAAGTTGCGCTGCGTCGATCTCGTCGCGGATTCGTTGAAGGCGGGCGAACTCGGCGTCGGTCGTAGAAAATTGTGTGTCGTTCATGACTGATCCCATGTCAGGCGTTTGAAAATTGAGCGAGTACGGCGAACGTCATCCTTGCAATACTCGATCACCTTTTTCGGATCATGCGGCCACGTTTCTGCGACCATCGAGCCATCAAACCCGCCTTTTCCTTCCAGTCCGAACGCCTTGCACAGTTTTTCCATGCTGACGCGCTTCTGTGAGTCGCTTGACCACATCAGCATCGTGTCTGCAATGCAAGCGTCCCAAGGCTTTGCGCTCATCGCCTTCAGGATTGCCGGAACGGGAACAACGCCGTGAATGATTGAGCGGTGCTTGAGGAACGGCAGGTCAAACCCGGCGACGTTATGCCCGACAACCGTAATGGGCTGATAGGTCGTTCCGCTGTGATGATCGACGCCGGACATGTCAAACACATGCGTGTAGAAATGCTCGATCATGGTTTTCTCATCGCCGGACGAGTTTCGATCAGCGGTGAATATTTCGCCATCGTCGAATGCGTAGCAGATGCAAGCGATCTGGCCGAACAGTCCGTCGAATGAGGTTTTCGAAACCACATCCTTGATAGCCTGTTCTTTGTTCTCGCGCAGCCATTCGGCGATGCTTTCCGGCTTCTTGTACTGCGCCGGGGCGGTGATTGTTTCCGATACCTGAGCATAAAACAAAGGATCGGCGCACGGGGTAGTTTCAATATCGAGATAGAGTTTCATGTCGTCACCTGATTAGAAAGGAATGTCGTCGCTCATGTCGGAGAATGGGCCGCTGTCTGGCGCTACGCTGCTGGGCGCGGATTGTTTGTGCGCTTGGCCTCCTGCCTTCAAGGGGCGGTCACGAAGTGCGTCAAGCATCTTGTCGAGCGTTCCAGGCTTCTGCGCTTTGTTCAGGATTTCGCTTGCGGTGAATTCGTCTTTGTCGAACACGCCGGAGATAGAAGGCTTCCAAGTTGTTCCGCCTGCCGTCTTTTCGTACTCTTCCATGTGGAGGACGAGGCCAAACGGCTTATTCATCAACTCCTTGAAGATCGGTGTATTAACCTTGACGCGCTTCTGCTGGTCTTGGTCGTACTTCTCGATTTCGCCAACTTCGGCTTTGAGTGACTTGACGCGCATGCAGGTCATGATTGCCATCAGCGCGTTATATCCCTGAAGCTGCTTGCCGTCGGCGTTGTGCGTCCAGATGGTCAGATAGTCAGCCGTGGCGCCAGTGTCGGACTTGAACGACATATCGACGCCCTGGCTACCCTTCTTGCTCTTGATCGGCTCGGCGCGGGTCAGCATTCCGGGATACTTGCCGCGCGTGTCAATCCGGCTGTTGATGTTGTCGGCTTGTTTTGCGGCTTCGACGTTCAGTTGATATTCCATAATTCAAAACTCCGGTGGTTAAGCGGCTTCTTTCAAGCCGTAATAGTTGAAAATCGCGGAATCGACAGTAGAAAGGTCGTTATCGATCAGTTCGGAATCGAACATCCCGAGGGGCGACTTGACTGTGTCTGCGCCGCTGTTCTGCGTTGAAAACAGGTAATTTCCGTTCTGCACAACCGTTCTCAGAACGATGGTTACAAGCCCTTCCATGACGATCTTTTCATCCAGCAGCTTTCCAATCGTCTTGATCTTCGTCTTGCCAAAATCGTCGGTCGATGTGTGGCTCATCAGATAAACCCGTTTGTGATCGGGTAGCGATGTAGCGGCCATCAGCACATCCCATGCGTGGCGGGCAATCTCGTTGTACTTGGCGAATGCGGCGTTCCCGACTTCAACGTCGGTAACTCGGCGCATGAATTCGTTAGCCAGAAGGTACTGGAAGTCGTCAATGACAATGATTTCCTTGCGGGTGCGCTTCATGGCTTCAACCATGTTGGCGCTGATGTCGGTAACAAACACAGACCCGCCTTCTTTGGTGCAGGGCTTCCAGTCGCTAGAACGGAATGGAAGCGGTTTCTTTACGGACTGAATCAGCAGCGTGTGTGCTGGGTCGAGATTGCGCAGGCTGGTGGTCTTGCCCGTTCCGCTTTCCCCTAAGATCATGCAGGCGATGCTCATTGATGTTCTCCAATTCATTATTCAGTTGTTCGGATTGCCCTTGTTGCTGCCAGTACATCAGCCCTCTGTCGTCGCTCATGGCTTAAGCGGTTTTGTATGTCCTGCGCTGGCCAGGCTTCATCAGCGCCGAATATTCTTTTCGAGCCTTCGCCAGATCGTCCTGGGTGAAGCATTTGGCGGTCAAAACTTTGGCGAACCCTTCGGCGGTCAGTTCGGTGCGCAACATCGCGCATTGGTCGGCCAGGTGGATCTCGAGGCTGCGGATCACAAACAACAGGCAGACTCGGCGGATAAAGTTGATCAGGCGCATACAGCCCCCGTTGCTTTGGCGATGGCGGAGCGGATCTGTGCTTCGTCGCGCTTGAATGCGTCGTATGGGTCGCCGGTTCCGCTAACGACCGGCTCGACTTTGCAAACCATCCAAAGCAGCGCGACTTCGAGGGCGGCCAGCAACTCAGGAGCGGCAGCCAGCAGCGCGCCGTTTGCAGCAGACTCCTTTAAGTTCCGACGAATTCTGCAAACAAGTTTGTCGTTTCCGTGTTCGCCTGGGGCCCTTATAAATCCGCATCCACTAACCCACGGACCCGACGTATGCTTCGTATTCATCTCATCCCCTTGGGGAAAGCGCGGCCCCATCTCGTCGGGGCCGCTAAACGGCGTGGCTTTTCACCACACTTGGCCGCTACTACTGGCTCGCTCTTGATCGTGTCTTTCGCTCGGAAGCTAATTGATCGTGATCCGCCTGCGTTGCATCAAACAGCCCGATCGTCCGGCTTACCTCTGTGTATCAGCTTGTCTAGAATTCGCTGAAATGGCCGTATTGGAGTTACGGACCGATGAGGCTGTTTGATGCAAGCCCTCTTGCGAAGGCCTTGTTATGCTGCTGCAACACTTCGAGATCGCCTCTCACAACGGCCTGCCAGTCCGTTTGACGCTACTTTTTGCCGAGTCCTACTAAACCTCCGCGGCTTGCCAATCGGTTGTGGGGGAAAGGTGAGGAACCCCGCCGACTGGCGCGTGAAATACGATTTCGAAGTGCTGTTTGTCCTAGATCGTGCAGAATTCGTGATGCGTTCTCTTGGCCTCGACATAGGCCAAATGCGCTTCCTCTGGCGAATCGAACGTTCCAAGTTGAAAAGTCTTTCCCGCAACGGTCAGCGCAGACTTCCACTTTCCGGCCATTCGAGTGCAATGAGCGCCAAGAAGCCCTGTCTTGCTATTGGCTTGCGCTGCCCGTCTGTTTTGCTGGTTCTGCGAGCTAGTGGCTTCGCGCAGGTTTGCGAGGCTGTTGTTCTCAGGATTGCCGTCGATGTGGTCAATTTGCGATTCTGGAAGCGATCCAGTGACAAACAACCAAGCGATTCGATGGGCGCTGTAGTAGTGGCGATCAATGCGAAGGTGCGGATAGCCTTGGTACATCTTTACCTTAACCGGCGACCCTTCTTTCACGCCCCATTGCGGCGTTTCGCGGCGAGTGAACACGCCCGTCTCCTGGTCGTAGTTCAGAAGCTCTTGGATGCGATTCTGGGTGAGTTGCATTTCGCTGCTCGGTTTGTTTCGATGTGTTGATATTAACCGTGCAGTTATCTTGTGTCAATAACTTTACGGTTAATTTTAAAAATATATTTTCGATCACCTAACTCCAGGCGAAAAAAAACCGCCCGAAGGCGGTCTTGTTGTTTTTACGTCTTGTTTCGTGGGTTTAGTTGCAGTCTATCTCTCGTATGGACGCCCAGACATACGGGTCGGAGCATATCTCCTCTCCGTCTTTCGTAACCTCCCACCCCATCAGAAAACCTTCGCTGCCAACCATTTTCGCGGCAAACGCTGACACCGCAACGGTCATGGCGATGCCAGCAAAGAATCCGGCGATAAATTTCTTCATTTCAATTTTCCGCTTAGTGACAGTGATAGCCGCCTGTTTTACGGTCATTGTGGCAACCACTGCTATCCGTTCCGCCTGAGTGGGCAAACGATACGGACGATAAAACAACCAGAACAATAGCGACGAAAAACGCTTTCATGGTGCTTCTCCTTGGGTTGATGAAATCAGGCTAGATCACACAACAAATTCCGCTCTTCGGCGCGCTTCTTGCTGTGTGTGTGTGTGTGTGTGTGTGTGTGTGTGTCGGCTTTACCCATGCCAAACGGGGCGGCAGACATCTATTATTTACGCTGATCGTTTCGAACGCATAAAGCAGGTTGCCGGTTTTCTCGATCATTTCCAGTCGCCGCGCAATCTCTTCGTCTGGCCTTCTATGCCAAAGGTAATAGATGGCTTTTGATTTGCACAAAGCGTCTGTTATTTGATCGCACGTCCAGCTAACTTTGCGGTCAGGAAATCGGACTATTTCCGCCGCCTCTATTTTTTTTCGTTCGCCTGCTTCCCGTCTGGATACTTGGTTTGCCAGATCGCATAGTCAAGCTGCTCTATTTTGTTCTTTATCGTCCGGTCGTGCTCTTTAGAGAGGCGCTCTCTCAGTTGCTCTATTAGCTCGTCTGTTGTTGGCTCGGCCGCTTTCTGCGGCCTGGTGGCTGCAACCGGAGGAGTGGCAGAATCAAAAAAAGGAAGATCAAGCTGCCCGCGCTCAAGGCCAAGCTCTTTTTCTATCCTTCGAGCGCTGTCTTCATTAATCCCCTGGCGAGACTTCTCGTTATCAGTTAGCCATCGGCTCATCTGCGGCCTTTTGATCCCCAAAGCGTCCGCGAACTTCCCCGCACTCCCGTACATGTTGTCGGCAATCGCTTTGAGCCGCTGTCGTCTGATTTCCTTAACGTCCATGTCATCAATTTTCGTCGCAAACAGAACCGTTTGGGAATTCCCTAAACAGTTATTGACAGGTATTAACTGAGTAGTTATCATAGTCTTTATGGACCTATTCAAAACTTACTTTATGGGCATGTCGGTGGCAGATCGGGACGATTTCGCAAAGCGCTGCGGAACGTCACGCGCCCACCTGACAAACATTGCTTACGACGATAAGCGGACATGCGGGGAAGACCTCGCTATCAACATCGACCGCGAAACAAACGGCGCCGTCACCTGCGAAGAACTCCGGCCCGATGTTGATTGGGCTTACCTGCGCGGCACCAAGAAAGCCGCCTAAATGAGCCTTGATCTGATCGAGCTTCCCCGCATCAAGGTATCGCCAGAAGTCCATGCGCTGATTTCCGCAGAGGCTGAAATATCCGGCGAAGAAATTAACGCGATCGTTCGTGAGTGGTTGCATGACCGGGGCCAGAAAGAGTTGAACAAACTCAGGATAGCCAATAAGCATCTCAATGCACGTGGGTTGCCGTGTATCAACGTGGAGGATCGTCGGTGAGCATCATTTTCGGCATTGGATTCACAAAACACATCATCTTCGTTGGCGCAGTGTTCGCCGTTGCCCTTGGCCTTGCCTGGGCGTATGCGCTACGCGTGATGCGCGAGGATATTCCGCACCATGAGCCGAACGTCGGAGACGAGTGATGCGTACCGCCGTCGCTGAAACTTCCCTTGAGACTTACCGCTGGATGACGATTCGAGACCTTCAGCGCAAAGAGCGCGAAGTCCTGGACCTGTT